TGTTGAAGATGAAGGTGAAGAAACTGAAATAGAACCCGAAACCGATCTAGAGATCGAAGACGAGGAAGAGGAAAATGAAATCACTTAGAAATATAGTTGAACTTAAGAAGATCGACATAGTACCAGATCCAGAACAACAAGCTGGTCAGGTATCTAATTATGCCAATCCAAAATCAGAAGCTGAAAAGAACTTCGTTGGTAAGCATAAAGACAATGTTGCAACAGCACTTCATCCAGCATTCAAAAATGAAGCTGAACAAGATGCAGTCTTTAAAGGCGGATCAATTAAAAAAGATGGAACTCATGACGCTGCAGGAGCTGGACATTATAAAGATGGTCAGGATGCAGAAGTATATGAGCAGGCAATTAACTTTGTAAGAGAGAATCTTACTGAAGACAATCTAGCAGCATTTGATGAGCTAGCATTAAAGAATCCTGAAGCAGCTGTAGAATTTGCTTTAGAAGTTGTAGAGGAAATCAAAGATGTCTGAGATCATTAAAGTAAAAACATCACAAGCTGCATTAGTGGCTAATAATTCTCATGCAAGTAATATTGGATTAAACTCTGTCGTGAGAGTCTACAACAACTCTACATCATTCGGAAACGTAACTATTCAAACAGGATCAGCTAACAGCTCAGTATCTACTGAAGCTAATGGAGTTGCTGGTGTTGTTAAAGGTATGGTTTCAGTAGGTCCAGCAGACACAGTATTATTAAAGAAAGACCCGTCAGACGAAGTCTTTGGATCAGCAGCTACTTTATTAGCAGCTGGCGTATCAGTAGAAGGTTAACATGAAACTAATAGCAGAAACAAATTTTGATTCGATTAGACCAGTAATAACTGAAGCTAAAGATGGTAAAGGAAAAGATTACTTTATCGAAGGTATCTTTATGCAAGGTGGTATAAAAAATAGAAATGGTCGTATGTATCCAATGGAAACATTAGATAAAGAAGTAAGTAGATATAACGACACATTCGTAAAAAACAACAGAGCTTATGGTGAGTTAGGCCATCCAGATGGACCAACCATAAACTTAGAAAGAGTTTCACACATGATCAAAGACCTCAGAAGAGAAGGTCAAGATTTTGTAGGTAAGGCAAAGGTAATGGATACTCCATACGGTAAGATTGTTAAAAGTCTTATTGATGAAGGTGCATCATTAGGTGTATCATCAAGAGGTATGGGATCGATTAAACAAACTGCTGAAGGTATCAACGAAGTGCAAGGAGATTTTCAACTTGCTACCGCTGGTGATATTGTTGCAGACCCTTCTGCTCCAAATGCATTTGTAAATGGAGTTATGGAGGGAGTAGAATGGATTTATGATGCTGCATCTAATTCTTGGCAATCACAACAAGTGATTGAAGAGATACAGAATACAGGTATTAGATCCGCAAGAGAGTTGCAGGAAAGGAAGATTGAGCTTTTTGGAAAGTTCCTAAATACCCTGTAAATAGTAAATTTATAAATAATATACAAATGTATACACTCAATAAACGAGGAGAAAAAAATGGCTAATGAACTAGATAAGTTCGAAACAATCGAAGCTGTGGCCGAAGAGCAAGTAGAACTTGACGAGTTTAAGGCCAGCGGTGAAAATTCAGAAATCGCTGACCCAGTGGTTAAAGGTAGCAATAAAAGACCAGCAGATAAGACTGTAGGTTTTACTGCACCTAATCCAGGTGGGGCAGACGTTAAATCAGGATCCGAATCTAAAGGTGAAGACCTAGTTACTTCTAAAGGTGGCAAGAAAGCTCCAGCTCGAAAAGCTGACAAAGCTGGTTCTGCTAATGCTAAAGAAGCACCTAAGGTTGGAACTCCAGGACAAGGTGGTGGAGTCAAGGAAGACATCGACGCTATATTTGGCGAAGATTTATCCGAAGACCTAAGAGAAAAGGCAGAGACAGTATTTGAAGCTGCTGTAAATGCTAGAGTATCAGATCTTAATGATCAATACTCAGAAGCGTTCGCATCTCAAATAGATGAAGCAAAAGAGCAATTGAAAGAAGACATGACTGGTAAACTTGATGAATACATCAACTACTTATCAGAGCAATGGCTTGAAGAGAATCAAGTTGCAATTGAGTCTTCATTAAAAGTTGAAGTTGCTGAATCATTCATGTCTGGTCTAAAAGGATTAATAGAAGCACATAACGTGATTCTTCCTGAAGATACTCAAACAGATGTTCTTTCATCTCTTGAAAATAGAGTTGAAGAACTAGAAACTAAACTTGAAGAGGAAACTAGTGAGAAAATTAATCTTTCTAATGAACTCATAGAGTCACTAACACAGAACATTTTCGCTGAGGCTACTAATGGCTTAGCGGAAACTCAAATTGAAAAACTCCGTGCTCTATCGGAAGGACTTGATTATGAGAACGTTGAAGACTTTCAATCAAAACTAAACACTTTGAAAGAATCATACTTCGACACTAAACCAGCTAAATCATCTGATTTATCAGATGAGCAACCAGTAGAACTTGACGAAGAAGTTAAGCCTCTACCAGGTGGCATGGCTAAGTATGCAGACGCAATTGCGCGTACTGCTAGAAAGTAACTCGTAACAATATTTTAAGGGGAAATTAAAATGGAATCAAATTACGAAACTCTTCAGAACAAGTGGCAGCCAATTATTGAGCACACTGACTTACCTGAAATTGGGGACAGTCATAAGAAATCAGTAACTGCAGTTTGTTTGGAGAACACAGAAAAGGCAATCAGAGAAGATAGAGGTTTTTCACCAAACTCACTACTTGCTGAAGCACCTACAAACGCTACAGGATCAAGCGTTGATAACTATGATCCAGTTCTAATCAGCTTAGTACGTAGAGCAATGCCTAACTTAGTCGCTTATGACTTAGTTGGTGTACAGCCTATGACTGGACCTACTGGTTTAATATTTGCTATGAGAAGCAGATACACTAACCAAACAGGAACTGAAGCTTTTTATAACGAAGCTAACGCAGAACATTCATCTATCGCTGGAACAGGTGGAAGTAATACAACTATCGGTTTAAGCCAACACGGTACTGAGCCTTCAGGTAACACTACTTCTTACAACTTCCAAGGTGGTATGGCTACTTCTTCAGCTGAAGCTTTAGGTGAGTCAGGCGGAACTGCTTTTGCTGAAATGGCTTTCTCAATCGAGAAAATTGCTGTTACAGCTAAATCAAGAGCCCTAAAAGCTGAATATTCAATGGAACTTGCTCAGGATCTAAAAGCTATTCATGGCTTAGATGCTGAAACAGAACTTGCAAACATTCTTTCAACAGAAATCTTAGCAGAGATTAACAGAGAAATCGTAAGAACAGTTAACACAGTTGCTGTTACTGGTGCACAACAAAACGTTGCTACAGCAGGATCTTTCGACTTAGACGTTGACTCTAACGGTAGATGGATGGTTGAGAAGTTTAAAGGTCTTATGTTCCAAATCGAAAGAGAAGCTAATGAGATCGCAAGAGGAACAAGAAGAGGAAAAGGTAACATCATGTTATGTTCTTCTGATGTTGCTTCTGCACTTCAAATGGCTGGCGTATTAGATTATACACCTGCTCTTAACTCTAATAATCTACAAGTTGATGATACTGGCTCTACTTTTGCTGGTGTTCTTAACGGAAGAATCAGAGTATTTATCGACCCATACTTTACTCCTACAAGTGGTGTACATTACATGACTGTTGGTTATAAAGGGTCAAGCGCTTTTGACGCTGGATTATTCTACTGTCCGTACGTACCATTACAAATGGTTAGAGCGGTTGGTGAGAACACTTTCCAACCAAAAATTGGATTCAAAACAAGGTATGGTGTTGTTGAAAACCCATTTGCTAGAGGAATTTCTTCTGCAGATAACGACCTTGGCGCCAATGGTGCACTTGATGACAATGCTAACAAATACTACAGAAGAGTATTAGTTAAAAACATTATGTAATCTTTGATTACTTAGTCTTAAAGGGAGCTTCGGCTCCCTTTTTTTTCGTCAAAAATTTGTTATAACCGTTGACTTCAAATCAACTATAGGAGATAATAGTTGTATGTTAAGTAAGGAGAACCAAATGACTAAATTCAATAAAGAAGACTTCACGTGGGATGGAATGTATCTAATGTACAGAGGACGTCACACTAATTCAATCGACATGGATGTTGCACATCCTAAATGTCATCCTTCATGGAAAGGATTACCTAAGCCAGAATTCATTGCTAGGTTTAAGTATGGCTATAAGCCTTACAAAGCATGGATCAACTTCCTTGTTAAGAATGTTTATGTAGAACAGTACTTAGATTTGGCTGATGAGATTCATCCTAAGCCAGCAATGAGAGCTTTAGGCTACGGAGGTAAGTAATGGAAGGTTTAAGAGATTATATAGAAGTAGGTTTAGATACATGTAAGTTCACTGACAATGAGCTTACTGTTACAGCTATCATAAAAGCAGTATCTGCTAACAGTTTAACTGTCAAGCCTATTAGTAGAATGGGTAAGAATGTTTACGAATCAAACTTAGATACTACATTCAAAGAAATGTTTTTACCTAGAAGTTCTTTTGACAAGATAGGTTTAGAGATTTGGAGTGATGGAAGAGGGTGTGATAACTCTGCAATCGGCTGTAGTGGTTACTATGAATCGTATAAATTTTTTGAATAAAATTTGTAATAACTGTTGACTTCAAATCGAGTATTTGGGATAATAGATGTATGTTAAGTAAGGAGAACAATATGAAAAATTTTGAAATAAAAAAAGACTTTTACAGCTTTGATGGTTTAGGTAAAACTAGAGAAGAATCTGAGAGACCTAACGGAGTAAATATTATGGATTGCTACCTATTAGCAGGCCGTACCTATAGAGCTCTAGGAAACGACCAAGGTCTTTTTACTAATAGAACATATGAAGATGTTGCTAAGAATGCTACTGAAGCATATGTTGATAACGATGGAATTGTAAGATGGAAGTCTAATGGTAGAACACCTTTTGGTGACATGCTACTTGATTTCTTTATTCAAGGTCACATTGATGAAGTGACTATGGTAGTGTCAGCTGTTGCTCAAGAAGAGAGTAATGATGATTTCTGGGACAATTGTGAAATTGTTAAGTTTAAGTGTCCTGAGACTGGTGAGTCAATGGTTAGATTTGTACCTAACGATGAGGCTTTTGTTGAAGACAATGAGTATAATGAGCAATTGCACAGGAGTGTTGCATGATTGAGATTCTTCAAGAAACAACTGATTGGGGAAACCAGCCAGTAGCAAATGGTATCTATCATGTTAATGGTGCTGGACAATTAGTTCAGCACAATGATAAAGTTTTTAAACATCCTATCAAGCAGTTTAGTAAAGCTAGAAGGACTTTTAAGAAAATTGGTGAAAGACCAGAAGCAATTAGCAATAGAGCTAAAATTGTAATTGGATCTAAAGGTCAAGAGTACATTGTAGAAGATGGTAAATGTACTTGCCAGGGATTCAAATTTAGAGGAGAATGTAAACATGTCTGAATTTTTAATGCAACCACTTTGGGGTGGTAATGTGGCTGGAATTATCATTGGTAGTTTGTCAATGATTGTTTTCATGTATGTAATTTATATCGCAATTAAAAAAGATATTAGTTGACTTATAAATAGTTAGGTAGTATACTTACTACTGACATTCACACACACAGGAGGAATTATGTCAAATACAAAATCTGGGTACGAGATCCGTGCCGACTTACTAAGTATGGCTCAGTCTATACTAATCGAAAACTTACAAAGGAAAAATGATGCGGTGTATATGCACAACGACAATAATCCTAACGATAAGAAACCTTTGGTTACTAAATCAATCGACGCACAGGATATTATTGCTGTAGCAGGCGAATTGAATGAGTTTGTAAACGAGAAGTAAACCTAACCTGCTCGTAGCTCAATTGGATAGAGCATTAGCCTTCTAAGCTAAGGGTTGTAGGTTCAAGTCCTACCGAGCAGGCCAAATTAAATTTATGCGTTGACTTTATATGCATAATAAGGGAAGATAAATACTGTTATGGCACAATCACAACCAACAAATACTAACTTCCTATCACAAGTAAGTGGTAAGTTTACAATCAAGAAGATGCCGAATGTAAACTACTTCATACAGAATGTATCCCTTCCAGCTGTGGACGTAGGAGATGTACAAGTCTCTACTCCTTTTAGTAATAGGATTAAGATGCCTGGTGACTTAGTCACATATGGAGATTTAGTAATTTCGTTCAGAGTTGATGAGGACATGAACAACTATAAAGAATTATATAATTGGATCCTTTCATTCACAAGAGTAGAGGATTTTGAAAAAAGTACTGCTTGGGACCAAGAACAAAGTCCTGGAAGTGATGAGAGGGTGTTCAGTGATGCTACATTAACATTATTAAACAGTGCCATGAACCCTAATATGGAAATATCTTTCTTAGATGTTTATCCTGCCTCAATTTCAGACCTGCCATTCACAACACAAGCAGCTGATATAGATTATATAGAATGTACCGCAACCTTTAGATATAGGGCTTTTAAAATAAATTAATGAATATAAATGAATTTTTAGATGCTGCGAGAGCAGGCATCGTAACGGTGACGTTTAAAAAAATCAATAGTGAAGAGATCAGAATAATGCCATGTACATTGAATTCTGATATTCTTAAAGATAATGGAATAGAAATAAGTATTGACAAAATATCAGAAGACTCAGATCATCTAGTATGTTTTGCTATCGATAAAAAAGCATGGAGATCCTTTAGAGTCAATACAGTTATAGAATGGAGTATAGGTGAACCAGAAAAAGAAGTTAGCGATAAAAGAAGCGATAGTTGACACAGCAATAGGGACAGCCATTATGGCTCCTCTTAATTTTGTTATTATTTCTATCTGTTTTTCGTTGTCTTTTAATGCGTTACAGACTACAATAGCCTGTACAAGTGTGTTGTTTTTTATTGCAGTAGCAAGGAAGGCAACAGTAAGATTATATTTTGAGAAACACAATGACATTAGACGAGATACAAACATTATGGAGTAAAGATGCTCCGGTTGATAGAACTGACTTAGCTTCTGAAGCTAGTAGAATACCTCAACTACATTCAAAGTATTTTAAAATATTCTCTACAGAGAGACTTCTTCTTAAGAAGCTAGAACAAGAGTCCAAGCAACTGTGGAAGGATCTGTGGGAATACTATCAAGGCAACTTTGACTATGAAGAGTTGAAAGAAAGAGGATGGGATCAGATCAATCAAAGAATTCTTAAGTCAGATCTAAACGTATATATTGATTCTAATCAAAATTGGATAGACAACAATCTTAAAGTAGCATACCAGAAAGAGAAGGTAGACTTTGTTGAGTCAATTGTCAAGTCCTTAAATAATAGAGGATTCAATATCAATGCAGCAATTCAATGGGAGAAGTTTAAAGTAGGAATCTAATGGAAACATTAATAGTAACCAAGATAAACGAAGTCTATATGGAAGTAGACTGCGAAGGTGGTTCATGTTGGGAACTACAGGACTACTTTACATTTACTGTTCCTGGATCTACTTTCATGCCATCAGTTAGGAATAAATTCTGGGATGGCAAAATAAGATTATTTAATCCTCAAACAAAAAGAATATATGCCGGACTACTTCACCACGTTCAGAAGTTTTGTGAAGAGAGAGATTATAATCTAGTCATAGATCCAAAGTATACAGATCAAGAATTTAGTTTAGCAGAAGCCAAGCAGCATGAAAAGAGATTAGACCTTCCATTTGAAGTAAGAGACTATCAGCTAGATGCGTTTGCACATGCAATAAAAAAGAGAAGAGCATTATTACTATCACCAACTGCAAGTGGTAAGTCATTAATTATATATTTGATATCTTCTTACATTAGAAAGAAAACATTAATAATTGTTCCTACAATATCATTGGTACAACAAATGGCCGGTGACTTCAAGTCATATGGATATCAAGGAGAGCCACATTGTATAACTGCTGGTGTAGAAAAAGAAACTAAGAATTTGTTAACTATTAGTACATGGCAATCTATACACAAGATGCCAAAGAAATGGTTTGAGCAATTTGATTTAGTTATAGGAGATGAAGCTCATTTATTTAAAAGTAAATCTCTTAC